GCGTCAGCCAATCAAACTCCGTCTGGTAGACTTCCTTGGGCCAGCTTGCCGGGTCGTCGCCCCATTCGGCCTCATAGGCAGCGCGGGTCACGGCGGTAATAACAAAGCAGCGGGTCGCGTCGGACTTGTCCTGACGCTTGGCATTAAGGTCGAAAAACACCGATGAGTCAGCGTCAAAGATCGGCTCGATGCGGATGCGCTGGCGGTCGTTGTCCTCGTCGTACTCGTCCTCCCATTCAGTGCGCAGCCTGAACGCCCCAAAGCCCCCGGCCACGGCTTCCTCGAAGGCATTGTCGTAGGCTTCCTCTGCGCAACTGTCCATCTCGTCAGCCCTGAAAAGGCCATCGCAGACATCGCCAAGCTTGTTGTCTTTGCTGCCGTCCTTCGAGACGAAGTCGACTGTCGTGCGGTTGTTGCGGTACTCGCTGATGATCCGCATGACCGCCAGCATGATCTTGTTGACCTCGAACTTGGGCTTGTTCTCGAACTGTTGGCCGATAGGGCCTTCCCACTGCGCGCCTGCTATCGAATAAAACCGCCGGTCTTGGAGGCACTGGAGACGTTCATCGCGCAGGGCTGACTGAATGTCATCGAACTCTTTGAGCGCCTCAGCGTGCAGGTTGGCGAGATACTGTTCTTTGCTTATGCGGGCCATCGGTCACCTCCAGCGGTTGGCAGTGGCCAACGGCGTAAAATTTTGAACGGGCTTGACATTGGCAGCCCGTCTTACTCCCTCACAAGCATAGCGCAATGCGTCTATCAAGTGGTTTGATTTGTCCTCCAGCACCGGCAGCACGCGGCCTGTCAGAGGATCGGACTTGTATCGGTACATGGTCAGCTCATCAATCAAGTGCGTGCAGCGTGGATGCACCACGATGTCGAAGCTCTTGAGCCACTCGATGCCTTCCTCCACCGACTTCGGCCCTTTGACGGCGCCCATAATCTTGGGAAAGCCATGTTTTCGCATGTGAGCGATGGTCTCCGGCCTTGAGCTGTCTGCCACGATAGGCCACTTCTCGGACTCGGGCACCTGCATAAACAGGCTGGGCGTGTCCATGATCTCGCAACCTACCATGTAGGCTTCGTGGTCGATGTAGAGCGTCCTGCCGACGATGTGACAGCGCACCAGCACCGTAGGGTCTACGGCAAAGCCCCAGTCAGCGCCGAGGCGATGGACGGCATCTTGCGGAGCATCGAACTCATCCACGCGCCAGTTACGGAACACTCTGGCCTCTGAGTTCTGGAGATACTGCCCTTGCCAGACGTGGGCATATTTGTCCGGATCGCGGTTGCGGTCGTACTCCATCTCAGCGCGCAGCACGTCCGGGAACCATGGGTTATGTTGCCAGTTGACCTCGATCACAGCAGCATCAGGCGGCGGCTTTGAACCACGCAGGAGGGCATCAATCGGATCGGACGCTTCTCTCGGGTTCCATGTGAACCACAGTTCGCTGCCAGGCTTTCGGATCGTTGGCCGGAGCATATCAAGACTGCGCTGGCTTAGGCTCTGCGCTTCTTCGACCCAGGCGCGGTCGAAGCCTTCGAGTGACTTGATCGAGTCAGCAGTGTGATTTTGCATACCCTCGAAGATAATCAGGCCGGCACCGTGACGATTTTTTATTAGCTTGTCCTGCACCTCGAAGTAGCTGCCGACGCCGAGTTCTTCGATCTTTAATTCAAGCAGGCGCTTCACTGATTGCTTCAATGACTTCTGGAATTCACGCACGCAGACGGTCGATGTGTTGGCGTCAATGATGTGCGCCTCAATGACCATCTGCGCAAACTCGTGCGACTTGCCAGAACCACGACCGCCGTGTGCGCCTTTATAACGCGCAGGTTGCAGTAACGGCAGCGCCCATTCAGGAGTCGGTATCTTAAGCGTGCCGTTATTTATCATTCTTGACGACGGTGCGCTGAATTGTTTTTATGACCATTTCACCACCATCAGCACCAGTATGTTCGTGCTTCTGCGTTTCGGCCCAACGCATTTGTGCCTTTGACCACCAGATCATGGCCGCGGTATCGCCGCCCATGGCCTTTTGAAATAGCGTCTTTCCGATCTGCCCGTTGGCCTTGGCCTTGCCTGCCACCAGCTCAGTGGCAAAGTGCGTGCGTAGCGTGTCCAGGTGGATACCGCCGCGGATCAGGATGGCAATCTGCTCTTGCGGCAGGCCGTAGCCTGACAGCGCCTCGACCTGACGGCGTTCCTCGTCGGTAGGCTCAAAGGCAGGACGGCCAGAGCCAGGCTGAGGGCCGCCACCGTTTGGATAGCGCGCACCGCCAGGCCCTTTCTTTTCTTGTTTGGATTTTCCTTCAGGCTGCTTCGGCTTAGCTGGCTTTGCCATGGCTCACCTCATGCAAAGAATGGAGCGTCCGGGTCGGTGTTGCACCGCCGCTGTGCTGCTGGTCGCAGTCATTGCCTATCTTCGGACGCTTAATTTTTTCACCACGGTACATTGATGCGCCCATTTCGTCAATTTTGCTAAATGGCAAGATTGGCACTGTTAGCCTTTGTCGAGCTTCTGGGTTCAAAAAATAAATATAACGCAATTGGAAGCCTGGTATCACTACACCGCCAACGGCTTTTGTGTATTCCTTGAAATTGTATTTTCCACCAGTGATATCGTAATAACTGCGACCACCAAGTTCTGGCCTGGCTGAAGATGGGTTGCTTTCCAATGTCATTTTGTGAATTGCGCTTCCGTTTGGCAATCTAATGATGTTTTCGGATTTTACTAAACCGGTCAAAACAAACCCAGCCGCCCTATATATCGTTCCATCACCGCATTGAGTGCCGTCGCTGAAACTGATAACCCATTGAATGTGAGGATAATGTTTTTTTATCAAACGGAAAGCAACGGCCATTGCGCGGCTCTCACTATTACGCGGCAAAACGTCGCTAAACGCCATCCTGTTAAGTTCAATAAAATCATTCCATCCGGTATTTTTTACAAGACCTTGTATTTTGCGTTTATCAAGTGACGGCCCGAATTGCATTGCCCCTTCAAGTTTTCCGTCAAGAAAAACACCAAAATGTAATTGGCTATTTTGAACAATTTTTCCGCTATAATGCACGCGCTTAACTAAAGCATTCGCCGCTTGTGCCGTGATTGGTTTAACAACAATATCTTTTGCACTAGCCATGCTGCGCCTCTAGCCATTGCTTGCAAATTAAAGCCAAGGCGTTTCCGTTGCTGTTTTCATTTAAGCCGGTGTCAACTATTGGGCTTGTTCTGGCAAGCGTCACGGCATCGTCAACAATATCAACTTGCTCGTCATGTAGCGTAAATGTTTTTTGTTGAAATGGTTCTCTCTCACCGTCTGGAAGCGTCGGCATTTTATCAAGTGAAACGCTTTCATCACCAAAACTAAACGCTTTGATTTCCTCGCCAGTAAACCCTGTCAGCTCAAGGTCAAAGCCTAAGCCTTCCAACTCGCCAAACTCCAACGCCAACATGGATTCATCCCAGCCTGCGTTTAGCGCCAGCTTATTATCTGCGATAACGTAAGCCTTTTTCTGTGCCTCCGTCCACCCCTCGGCAATGATGACGGGCACCTCGGCCATGCCAAGTTTGCGGGCTGCAATGATGCGCCCATGACCGGCAATGATCTGGCCGCTCTCATCAATCAGGACGGGCGTAGTCCAGCCCCATTCCTTGATGCTGGCGGCGATCTGCGCCACCTGGGCGTCGCTGTGAGTGCGGCTATTGCGAGCGTAGGGTATTAACCGCTCGATGGGCCATTGATGGACTGTATCAGCTGGGTTCGTCATCTTTAGCTGCATCTTTCAGGATGTTGAATGTAACGCCTACTGCCAGCACGCCGGCAAAGGCCACCAGTACGACGCCCATTGCCACGGCGTCGAGTACGCGCATCAGTGCTCCGGGTTGATCGGCCGGACCCTCTTGTACTCTGGGGTCTGCTCGATCCTCAGAATGTCCTCGATGGAGTACCATCGTACCTGCTCCCTCAAAATGTAGATCATGGTCGGCCATTTTGACAGTATAAGCGGCATCGAGCGCCAGTGTACGCCCCAGCGTTCAGCGAGCTGGTGCATGCTGATCATCTCGATCTCACCTGCCCGCATACGTCTGAGCTGGTTGTCTTTTGAGACCCCATACGGGATGACCTCAATCTGACCCCCTCGTGCCCTGAACATCTCCACGGCCGAAAGGATTTCCTCCCGCTCAATGTCCTTCTGCCGGATAGCCGTCTGTGTCGCGAGCACTGGTTTGGCTTTGCTGACCAGATGCCCGGCTATCGAATCATCACCCCATTCTGTCATTGTTTTTATCCTTACAAATTGTGTGGGTGATCTTCCCCTATTTTTCCGCATCCCGGTGCCCCTACCTGCCCCTAACGTATACGTTTTAGGGGCGGGGCGGGGCGTTTTACCGGGCTTTTGCCCCTATCGCCCCTGTAACCCCTAGGGGCAGTCAGGGGCGTTTAGGGGCGATTCTTGGGGCGTTCTTTTGCATCAAAAGCGCACTCGCCTGCGCCTCATTTATGAATATCCAGCCATGATCAAACACCGCCAGCGTGCCGGCATTGAGCAGTGGCAAGATGATCCCATCCTGCCTGCTGGCCTCTGTTTTGTTTTTGGCGGTGCGCTCTGACATGCCGTCGTTGATCAAAAGATCGCGCAAAGCCTGTCGGCTAACGTATGGCAAACCGTTGCGCTCTTCTGCCCCTGACGCCCACCAGGAACGCTCGACCGTTCGCACGTTCTCATCATGCTTGGTTGGCTTCTTATGGGGTTTAGTGGTGGCAGCCTCGCTGTCTGGAACGGCCACGCAGGTAGTGGCTGCCGACCCGAACTTGGTCGTCCCCATCTCAATCACCTCCAGCCGGAAATAGATTGTTTCCCCCTTGCTGGGCAACTGGCGCTGCTTTGTCACGGAGGCCGACCTGACCCCGTCCTTTTCGGTGACCTCAATTTCGGTGTCTATGTGAGCGCGAATGCCTGACCAGCCCCGCGACCCCTTGGCGGCGTCCTTTCCGTTGTGGTGTATGATCATCATGGTTGCGCCCGTAGCGGCGGCCACCTGATCAAACCTTGCCATGACCGGCCCCATGTCCTCGCCGCTG